GGAGCAAATGCATGGTAAGTATTTGATTACAGGCAATTACGGGCTTATAGAGGATATTGACGTACCAAACGAATCGGGCAGCCATGATGAAAGCGGAGAATATAACGATTATATGGCTTAAGGATTACGGATGGCAGTTTGTGAATGTTTGTATATTTGAGGCACTAATTAATTCAGAGGCAATAAAATTTTATAAGTTTATACAGCACAATGTCACAAACAATAGAAATTAAAAAGTATTGTCAAAGCATTGCAAAGCGGAAATATCCTGAGACAGAAAAAGAAAAGAGGTGTATTAACGAATACGGTAAATTGATTATAAAACGTGGTCATTTCACAAAGGAACTGATTAACTTTATCTCAAAATATGACGGCAAGACAGAGGCGAATATATTGGAACAGGGAAAGGAATAAAGCCGTTAAATACATCACAAAGTATCAAAAAAGGTTTTACAATGCTTTGCAGTCAGATATGCAAGGCTTTCAGAATGCCCTAAGAAATAGCGAACAGGATGCAAGGCGCTATGTCAATAACCTGCTTTTTAGCGATGGCATAAGCGGCGCAATGGCTGCTTTAATTCGTGAGGTTGGTGTAAGGTATGCACGAAGTAATTACAACGCGTTAAGAAAGGAAAAGCAATTTAATACATCTGAAGAGTGGATCCAATTGATAATGGATTATTTGGGTACTAACTTTTACAATAATGGGGTGCTTCAAATTGTAAAGACTAGCCGCACAATGATGCTTGATATATTAGAGTTAGGCAATCGGGAGGGGTGGGGGTATTCTGATTATGCTCAGTACATTAGCCAAAATGTGCCTGGTTTAAATAGGAATAGAGCCGATATGATTGCACGTACTGAGGTTGGCAGGGCTATTCATGCAGGAACTTTTGTAGGTGCGGACAAATCACCATTTGAAAAGCAGAAAATATGGGTAGCTGCAAAAGATAACAGAACGAGGGGCAATCCATTTAAAGGGCAAAAGGATAAAGCAGACCATTGGCATTTGGATGGGCAAACGGTAGATTTTAATGATAAGTTTGTGGATCGCAGATCGGGAACAGAATTAGAGCATCCACATGATCCACAGGCAAAAGCGGTTGATGTTATCCGTTGCCGTTGTACATTTGCAATTATAAATAAAAGGGATGCAAATGGAAGGTTGATCAGGAAAAATAATATAGTTGACACATTTAGATAAAAATTACAATATATCAATTCAATTTTGTTAATATGCCAAGTCCGAGAGCAAACGAAAATAGAGATCAGTTTTTAGATAGGTGTATGGGTGATAGTGAGATGGTTGGTGAGTTTGGCGAAAACGATCAGAGATATGCGGTTTGCGTTTCGTATTGGCAAAATAAAAAAGCAATGAATACTATTCAGCATAAGGTTTACGATTTAAAAGCGCTTGATGTAGATACGTCAAAGCGCAGCGTAAAGGTTGCCATTGCTGAAATGGAGAGCGTGGATAGGGACGGTGATGTATTTGAAAAATCTGCATTTGATAAGACAATAGCAGAGCGCGGCCCTAACGGATCGAATGAGATTTGGCATTTAGTAAACCATGAGCGTAAACTTGAAAGCAGCCTAGGTAAATTCCAAAAGCTATATAAAGAGGGCAAATACATTGTAGGTGAGAATAGTTACCGGGATATGTTCCTTTGGAAAGAAGTGGCATGGCCTTTATATGAGCGTGGCGACATTACCCAGCATAGTGTCGGGTTCTCTGTTCTCAATCAGCAAAAAGGGGTTGATCACAATGTAATTACTCAAGTGGCTTTGTGGGAAGGTAGCGCGGTGTTATGGGGTGCTAATCCTAATACACCAACTTTCGAGGTTGTCAAATCCTTTTTGGAGCAAAAAAAAGAAACAGCTTTTGATTATATGGCGTGGGTTATTAAAAAGCTGAAAGAAGGTAAATACACAGGTGAAAACGAATCTTTACTTATAAACGAATTGCACGAGGTTTCTAATCTATTTATGCCGCAGGAAACTGCACATAATGAAATTGAGCCGCAGGAAACTGCACTTGGTTTAAACGATCTGAAATCTGCAATAGACATACAATTACTAAAATTTTACAAATAACAAAAATGGCAAATGAAATCCTCGATGCCCTGAATCCCCTAGTGGATGGCATCAAATCAGAAATTAAGTCAGTAGATATGAAGCTGGCTGCAGACATCGCTCAACTCAATGAGGATGCACAAAAGAAAAATGAAACAATTGGCGAACTGGCTAACAAAGTAAAAGAAATGTCAGCTTCTGCTAATCGTTTGAAATCCGGTATTGAAAGCGAAGCAAAAAAAGACTGGTCAAACTCTGACAAGTTCAAATCAGCGATTATGGATATCGTTGCTGAGAATTTCGAGAAGATCAAATCTGAGGTTGCTTTTACAGCTACTAAGGATGTAAAAGATATGAGCCTTACTAGTAACTTGACTGGTACTTCTCAGATCAGCTACGTTCCTAACGCGATCATGCGTTCTTTCTTTAATCCACATCTTTACGATGTTTTCCGCATCATCCCTACTGCTACAGGTAACGTAACTTTCCCTCGTGCAAGTGATACAGTTAGCGAAGGATCTTTCGGCGCACAAACAGAAGGATTAAGCAAAGCACAGATTGACTACAACATCACAATGGTGAACGTTGCAGTTCCTTTCATTGCTGGTTTTGCTAAGGTTAGCCGTCAAATGCTACAGGATCTTCCTTTCTTACAGGCTTACCTTTCTCAGTCTTTGGTTGAAGATTGGAACAGAGCGGTTAACACACGTTTCTTGAATACAATCGCTTCCGGATCAACTGCACTTTCTTCTGCTGCTACTGTTAATGCAGAGAAAATGATTGATGGTGTTGCACAACATGGCGCACTTGGTTTAGGTCAACCTAACCTGATCCTGACTACTCATGCATCATGGGCAACTTTGATGAAAACTAAGCCAGGTGATTACAGCATCCCAGGTGGTGTAACAATCGGAGCAAACGGCGAAACTCGCATCGTTGGTGTTCCTGTTGTTCCTCATTCTCAGGTTACTGGTTCACGTTTCTACGTTCTTAATACAGAGGCTTTCGGTATCGCTCAGGCTTCTGCTCTTAGCGTTCGCAGCACAGAGTTTGATGATAAAGATTTCCAAAAGAATCTCATCACTTACCGTGCAGAGGCTCGCATCGAGCTACTCAGCTTCCAACCAAAAGCTGCTGTTTACGGCACTACAGGAACCGCTTAATCGGTGTTTGTTTAGAGTTGGTTTACAATTACAGGCCCTCCATTTTTGGGGGGCTTTTTGTATATTTGAGGTATGAAAGCAGTTTGTCTAAGCCTAGCAAGTAGAAATGATAGATGGGAGTTAGCCAAAAAACAATTTGAAGAACAGGGTTTAGAAGTAGAAAGGTTTTTAGCTATTGAGCATGCGGATCGGTTTTTGTCTTTTAATTTATCACAACAGGCTATATTACAAAGCATTACTGAAACAACAATAGTTTTTGAGGATGATGTTGTATTTATAAACAATATGATAAAGCATATTATATGTACGGCTCCCGATGGCTGGGATATGCTTTATTTAAGCGGTCATGTGCTTATGCCATTAAAGCACGTGCAAGATCATTGGTGGCGGTGTAAACATACACACACAACGCATTCTGTAATTTATACACCTAATGCTGCAAAGTATATACTTGAGCGGTTTGATCCAATGAAAAGCGGCATTTATGATGATTTCCTTTTACGTGAAATACAACCTAATTTAAAAGTTTATATTTGTAAGCCGTTCGTAACAACACAAAGGCCTGGCTATTCTGATTTATGGCAGACTGAAACGGATTACGGAATACATCACACACAAAGCAAATTAATATGAGGGTAGTTCACATTACTTTTGCTGATGGCAATATGTCGCAAAGTGCAATTGTTTGCAGAGATAGTGCTTTGAAACATGGTGCGCATCATTCTATAATGTTTAATGAACGGTGTTATGATCCTTTGTTTTATAGTTTGAATAAGGATGTTTTGAATCAGCAAAGAGGGGCCGGGTATTGGTTATGGAAGCCTTACGTTATTTACAATAATTTATGCAGGCTGAATGAAGGTGATGTATTGATTTATACAGATGCGGGTGTTGAAGTGGTCAATGATTTAAATATTATCATTGATAAAATGGATAGTGATGTGTTTTTATTCGGTAATAATTACAAGCATTTGGATTGGTGTAAAATGAGTGTAATGAACGGAATTTTTCCGAGGTGGGATACAAAATTTAACAAAGGTAATAGACAGATACAGGCTTCTGCAATATTTATAAAAAACACGAAAGCGGCGAGATTGTTTATTGGTCAATGGCTTAAATATTGCCAATTGGATGGATTTATTGATGATTCGTTAAGTACGGATTACAATTACCCTACATTTCAGGAACATAGGCATGATCAGGCAATATTAACCTGTTTGGCTTATAAACATGGGTTAAAATTACATTGGTGGCCTGCGCATTATAACGGAGGGCAGTTTATATACGATAAACATCAGCAATTTCAGGA